GGTACGCAGCGGTCGCGGATGTGGACCTGGCCGATCACGCCGCCGCTGGAGAACGGCGCGTCCAGCGGGATGATGCCATCCTCGGCTACGTCCTTGCACAGGTCGCAGGCGTCAGGGGACAGCAGCAGGTGCTTGTGGGTCACGCCATTGTCCCGGTAGCACTGGATCGCCGCGCTGTTTATGGCCCGGCCGACCTCGGTCCAGGCGATCATCTCCGAACGCACGGCGTTGTTCCCCAGTCCTGTCCGGGCGATCTGGTCCAGCCAGTGCTGGCCTTCGCTGCCGATGAACCCCGCCAGCGCCTCGCCGTCATGCTTGGCGGTGAAGTCGGCGGGCTGCCCGGTGACGAGCGCCTTCGCGGACGCGTACCCGAGGTTCCACGCATGCGTCCACAGCGGCTCCAGGACGCCGGCGAAGACGTCCCGCACCTCGTCGCCGATCAGGCCCCGCAGGACGGGCCCGGAGACGAACATGGCCCCGGTGGCGGCTTTCTTGCGCAGGTCCGATCCTCTAGCCTCGGCATCATGGAAGGCTTGCCCGATGAGGCTCTTGTAGGCACCGACGAGACCGAGATCGTGCTCCCAGCCGGGCCAGTGCGCGTCCTTAAAGACGTGAGGCTCTTGTACCTCTCCCTGGATCTCTTTCCAGGCCCATTCGGCTCCATCCCTACTGTCGTCCGCAAGGACGATTGACCCGGCGCTCTCCACGGCCACGTCGATGAGGATGCCCTTGCCGAGGTCCTCCGCGATCGTGGCCATGACCACGCCGGGGATGTGCCGGGGCTCCCACGTGCCGACGTCGCGGCCCTTGCGCAGGTGCCGGGCGAGAGCGGACAGTTCCGCCTCGACGGCCTTCTTCCGGGATCCGGCGACGCTCGAGCGGGAGGTCGTCCCCCCGGTGCGCGGCGTCGGCGACTGGATCGCCCCTGCCGCCGCGGAATGCGCGGGGGTCACGCTCTCCCGGTGCGGGGCGAGAGGTGCCTCGTGCGACCCGTTCGGCTTCGTCTGGCCCCCGCGACGGACGGACGGCTGGTTCGTCCGCGACCGGGATGACGTGGTGCGCTGCCCGCCGTTCGTCCCCTGCCCGCCGCCAGCGCCCGCCTGCATGCCCGCGATGAGCTGCGGCGCCATCGAGAACGGGATCGGCCCCTGCGCGGTGAACACGACCGGCTCGGAGGTCTCCTGCAGCCCCCACGGGGCCAGGTCCAGCCGCTCCCGCACCTCGTCGATGCTGGCGATGCCGTTCTGGACCTGCTCGACGCCCAGCGACGTGATCTGCTGCGTGTCCTCGTCGTCCTGCAGGCCCTCGAACGCGAACTGCATGTCCTGCTGGCCGCAGATGTCCTGGATGACGTAGTTGAAGATGTCGCCGAGGAACATCAGCAGCGGCTTCGTGGACTTGCGGGCCTTCGGGTCCCGGGAGCCCTGCGCGGCGAACCGGACCGCTGAGGCGTTCGACCCGCCGCCCGCGCCGGGGCTGCCCACGTTGGGGAGAAGTCCCAGCTCATCCGGCATCACGTCGAACGACATGGCGACCTGGGTCTGCACCAGCGTGTCGAACGTATCCGAAAGATCTACCGGACGCTGCGGCTCCACCTTGCTGCCAGGCGGAAGTACTATCACTTTAAGGTGATATGCAGGATCTCCAGCTATCCCATTCAATGCATCTTGAAGTTCTTTTACCTGCGTCGGCGTCATATTCGGGTCGCCGGGGCTGATATAACAGCCGGGAATCGTGCCCTCGGTGAAATAGTCGAGTTGGAACTCCTGCTTCTGCAAGCCGGAGATAATCGGCAGCAGAGCGCGCTCGACCGGGGGGAATCCGTAAGGGGTCTCGCGGCGCGAGACGAGCGGCGCGTACAGCATCACGTCGGCGCGGAAGTCGTTGACCTGCGCTCCGGCCAGCCCGTAGTCATCGATGTCCGACCCGGTGATGACCGTCTGGTAATCGCTCCGGGGGACCCCGTAGAGAAATTGCTGGTACGCGGGAGCAGGCGGGCGCGGCTTTCCGCCGAGCATATTCAGCAGAGGCCGCACCGTCGGCCCGGAAATCAGGTTGAGTGAATCCAGGTCGCTTCCGAGGAGCCCCCGGCCGAGCCCTTTCCCGTACTTCGGCCGGAAAATAAGTGCCAGCGCGTCATAAACGAAGATCTCTTCCAGCAGCGCGTCGAGGAAGGTCTGGAAGGACCAGAAGTCCGGGTCGGGGTGCCGGAAGAACTTCGTCGCGGTCGCGGCGCGCTCCCCGAAGTCCCGCATGGCCTTGTGGTCGCCCTGGTACGCCTTGGCGGCCTTGGTGGTGAGCTCGATCTGCCATTCCAGGCCGAGGATCTCCTGCTTGCGGAGCTCGATGCACTGCCGGGCCACGCTGTACTTGGACGCCAGGGTGTAGAGGGTGTCGAAGCTGGCGAGCTTGAGGCCCTCGGTGCCGGGCTGGGTCGGGAGGTTCCACGAGACCGGGTACTGCCAGAGCCTCGGGTCGGGGAACGACCCGCCCGGCGGCGGCTGGTCGACCGGCACCGGCTGGATGGGGCTCATCGGCCCGAACGCGCCGTCCGTGAACACCCTGGAGGGCCGCGGGAGGAACGGGCCGTAGGCGTTCCCGGCGGCATACGGGTTGCCGAACATCGCGTTGGCGGCGACCTGGCTGATCGTCCCCCGCCCGCCGGACTGGGGCGCGGGGGTGTGCCGTGCGCCGCCGGGTACCGCCTTCATCGCGGCGAGGACCCCGGAGGTGCGGCTCATGCTGCCCCCCGCCTCAGTTGGTCCCCGGGGGCTTCCCGGCGGTGACATACCGGGACATTCCGGTAACAGGCAGCGAAGGGGGCAGGGGCGGCCATAGGCTTCCCGGCGTGCTGACGCTACGGTGCGAATGCGGGCATAAGCGGGCCGATCACAAGCGCGGCGGGCACGCCGGCTGCCTGTGCGCCCGGTTCCGCTGGCGCGTCAGGACCGCGCTGAGCGCCCTGCACACGCCCCTGGACGAGATCGCGGAGCGGCTGGAGTCGTACCGGGATGACGGGCCTGCGGGCTGGCCCTAGCTCGTGTACCCGTAGAACCGCCATGTCCCGCTGGCGGCGATCGTCGCTAGCGTAGACCCGGTAGCCGGCGGGGTCGTCTGCGCCGTGGACGAGGACCCCGCCAGGATCGGCGCGGTGCCGTTCGGTCCCGACAAGGGCTGGTTCCCGATTGACAGAGTGCCCATCGTGGACGCCGCGCAACTCGCCGCTAGGTAATACAGCCCGGCTGTCGGTGTCGTATACGTGCTGGCCACCGGCAGGGACAGCGCGCTGAACCCGGAGCCGAACGTGGATGTCTGGTCAGCGGTCACGGCGCGGACGATCCGGCTGGAATCGGTCAGCGCGAGCCACCCGTGCGTCACCCCGGACGGCGCGGTACTGCCGGTCATCACCCCGAGGTTGCTCACCACGAGGTTCGCTGGCAGCGGGATCGCCGACATGAACACGGTCCCGCTGGTCAGCGGCGCGGTATAGGCGGCGCAGTTGGTGCGCGGGTACGTTTCCCCGGTCGCGCCAGACGGGGCCAGGTACAGGCTCAGGTCCGCGTTGTTCTGGTGGACGTGATCGGCGGCGGCGGGCTGGGCCAGGCTGCCGGCCGACTGCACCCCGTCGGGCTTGATGTCGGCCGCCGTGATGTCGACTCCGAGGCCGGTCAGCGGGTACCACTTGAACGCTCCGGGGCTCCACTGGAACGTCATCGCGGTGTTCGGCGGGACGATGCAGGCGGTGCCGTTCGCCACCCGGGAGGGACCGGCCGCGGCGAACTGGACGTTGCCGGTGCCGAAGTTGATCAGGGTGAAACGCTGGGTATCGGTACCGCCGCCTTGCATGATCATGCCGGTGATATTGCCTGACGGGTTGATGGTTCCGACCGTCACGCCCTGGGTGAAGACCGTCCCGCCGCTGGTCAGCGCCCCGTTAGAGTAGAATGTCGCGCCCAGCCCCATCGACCGCCATAGCAGTGTGTCGCCGTAAACCGGGCCATCGAAGTAGAAGTTGCCGTACGGGTTGTTCGCGCTGGCGAACCCGACGCTAGTAGCGTCGAACGCGATGATCCCGCTGCACTTGCTGATGTTGTTCAGCCCGGTAGCAAACCCGGCCGACGTGAAGTTGATCGTGCCCGGCTGCGGGTTCGCGTTGGTGCCGTTGCACTCGATGTTGATATTGACCACGGAGCTTTGCAGCGTGGTCGCCTGGAACGTGTTGACCGTGCCCGACCCGGTGGAGGTGCTGTTGATCGGCGAGCCGCCCGCGGTCAGTGCGAGCTGGAAGGTGCCCGCCCCGATATTCGTGTTCACCACGAAATACGCCTGGCCGTTGGTGAACCCGGTGGGCGCGGTGCCGCCGGTCAGGAAGACGTTCGTCCCGTTGCCGTAATACATGCCGGATGCGGTGAACACGCACGGGCTCGCGTTCGTGGCAGTGTAGGAGAACCCGGCCGGCGCGGCGACGGTGACAGCCCAGTGCTTCGTCGCCGACGACGAGTAGTCCATGTTCCCGACGAAGGTCAGGTTCCCGCCGTAATACTGGACGCCGTTCTTCAGGACCAGGCCGTCACCGACACCCTTGGCGTCCAGCACCACCGTCAGGTTGGCGCGGGCATAACTGCCGGTCGCCGTCCCGGATAGGTTCGCGGAATTGTCGAAGATCAGGTTGGTGGTGCCCTGCTCCACGAACAGGTGCCCGTACATGTCCTCGGCCCAGAAGTACTGGTTGTCGAACCAGACGTTCTTAGAGGCGGCGCCCTGGAATTTGCGGACGCCGGCGTCCCATTGCAGCTGGTAGATGTCGCCGGCGTGGATGCCGCACGCCCCGGCCGACGCGCTCGTCCCGTCGATGGTCAGGCCCTTGATGCCGCCGCCCCAGCCGGACGTGTAGGAGAGCGAAGAGTACATCCGGATGCAGTCGCCGCTGCCGGTGTAGTTGATGACCGTGGCCAGTTGCCCGTCGCCCTGGAAGTACACCCCGGCCACGGCGACCGTGATGGTGCTGGCGACCTTGTAAGTCCCGGCGGGCAGGTAGACGACGCCGCCGGCGGCGGGAAGGGCGTTCGCCGCGTTCTGGATCGCCGACGTGCAGTCAGCCGACCCGGTGTTGTCCGCGCCGAACTGGGTGACGACATTCAGCCACGCCAGCGACCGGAGCTGGGCGTACCCTCCGGCGGACACTACCTGGTAGATGGTGAACCCGGCCCCGTGTGACACGGGGGTCGTGGATTCCGCGCCCCGGATGACCGTCCACGTGGTGCCGGAAATGTTGATGACGGAGATGATCTCGGAGTTCAGCGCCACGTCGGCGATGTGGAGCTGCGTCGGCGGGGTAGCCGAGCTCGACACGGCGGGGAACCCCGCCGAGGACGCCACTGTCCACGTCTGCTGCGTCCCGGACGCCGGGGCGTCGGTCCCCCCGGAGGAGACCGTCGTGGTCGGGACGTTCCCGAAGACCTCAACAGCCAACGGGTTCCCCCCGCGCCCTGCGTGCCTGGTGTTCCGCGTTCAGTGCCCGCGCTGCGGCCAGGGTCAGCGCCGCCTCCGACGGGGGGCCCGGTGCGGCCGGGCGCGCGTGCGGCGACCAGCCGCCGTACTCCTGCCGGACGCCCGGCAGGCTGGCGCGGAACGCCTGGAGGCTCACGTTGCGGACCCGGGCCCTGGCGAGAGCGTCCCCGGGCTTGTGCAGGGCATCGAGGGCGAGCACCTGCGGCGGCGGCGGGACCTGCACCGCGACTAGCGGGCGCGGGCGCAGGACGATCCGGTAAGAGAACTGGTTCGGCGGCGACCACGAGTGGTCTGGCGGCGGGACGGTCAGCCCGGCGCGGGAGTTCACCGGGGTCATCGAGTACGATCCGCCCGGCACCACCGAGAGCGTCTTGCCGGTGAAGGTGTCCAGGTAGTCCAGGTAGAACGCGGGGACGTGCCCGATGTACTGGAACGGGCCCGCGCCGCCGGGGAGCCCGTCGAGCCCGGGGACCGCCATGCCGGGGACGGCCATCCCGGGGACCGAGGAGCGCAGCAGGAAACCCATGCCAGGCCCCCGGTCCCTCGGCTACTGGATCACGCTGGTGACGAGCAGTCCGGCCCCGCCGTCGCTGCCCGCCGAGCCGGTGCCGGACCCGTTGCCGTGCGTCCCGCCGGCGATGCTGGTACTGCCGGAGCCGGTCACGGCCGACAGGGCGTAAACCAGGATCGCGCCGCCCGCCCCGCCGCCGCCGCCGCCCGCGTTGCCTGCAACTCCGTTCGCTCCGTTTCCGCCGAACGCGCTGATCGTCCCGTTGTTGACCAGGGCATAGGCGAAGATCACGATTATGCCGCCGCCGGACCCGCCGCCGCCGCCAGCGTTGGACGACGCATCGGACCCGCCGCCGCCCCCGCCACCGCCGAATAGGACCGTCTGGGTACTGAACGCGAATATGCCCTGACCGGTGAGTGCCGCCCATGGCGTGACCAAGAGGTTATCCCGGGCGTTCGCAAGGCTGATCGTTACGGTGCCACCCGTCCCGGCCGCGCCGGACGTGCCCGCCCCGCCGTTTCCGCCGGCGTTCCCCATCGCGCCGGCGACGCCGTTGCCGCCCGCCCCGCTTACTCCTGTGCCGCCGCCGCCGCCGTTGCGGCCAGCGGGGAAGCTGGCCGAACCTTGCGGGAACGTACCCGCGCCGCTGCCCGCGGCGTTACCCCCGTTATTGCTGATCGTCCCGGCGTTCGTGACAGTGCCCTGGCAGAACACCCGGAAGTTCGCCGTCTTCAGCGTGACGGTGTTATTGACCGTCAGGGAGGTCAGGTGCGCCTCGCGGGTCATCGTGTAGGTGTTGCCGGACTTGGACGCCCACGCGACGGTGGCGGTGCCGTCCAGGGTGGCCGCCCCGTCCGTGCCGGTGCCGAAGACGCCGCCGTAGACCTGCACCGCCCACGCGGGAGCGGCGCTGGCAGCCCCGGTGCCCGTCTGGGTCAGCACCTTCACGACAGCGGCCGTGTTCCCCGCCAGGCGGGCCGGCGCCGGGGTGGCGTTCTCGTAGATCATGTCGCCGAGCGTCGTCATGACGCTGCCGGCGGTGGTGACGTAGTTGCCGTTCTGGTCGACCAGCACGACCGGCTGCACGTTCATCCCGGCCTGGACCTGCACGACGGCGTTCGGGGGGGTGGCGGTGGTGGCGATCCCGGATGCTGCTGCCAACGGAGCCCTCCCCTACAGGCTGATGAAATGGCCGGAGGAGTTAACCAGGACGACGGCCCTGACCGCCATGCCGGGCTGCACGTTCACGGACACGTTGCCCTCGCCGCCTTGCGCGGTCGTCAGGACCGCCCCGGCGGGCGGGCTGACGATGCACGCTGCCTGGACCTGCATCCCCGCCTGGACTTGCACCACCGCGTTCGGGGGGCCCGGGACGACGGGGGGAAGGGCCACGTGACACCGCCCTCACTGGATCTGCAGGTAGCCCACGATGTCGTACGGGATTTCCGGCGAGTCTGTCGTCTTCTGGTACACCACCCACGTCCCGATCCCGAGCGTGATGGTCCCGCCGGGCCCGACGAGGCACTTGGCGCTGTACGGGAACAGGACGCTGGAGGGGTTGGTGTCCCAGGAGCCGCTCACCAGGTCCGAGGGTCCCGGGACCTGCGTCGCCGTGGGCATGAAGGCGAATTGCACGACGTCGCCGGTCGGGTTGTGCGACGCCCCGGCCTTCGTGGCGGCGACGGGGACGATGTAGTACTTCAGCGACAGGTGAGACATGCTGATGGTGGTGAGCCCCACACGCCTCCCGGCTTCAGGACAGGTAGGGGTCTCCCGTCGCCCACTCGAAGTACGGGGTTCCAGTCTCCCACTCGAAGTACGGCATGCCGGTCGCCCACTCGAAGTACGGCGTGCCGTAGGTGAACAGGACCGCCCCGGCGACGTTCGCAG